TCGGGGGCCGCAGGGTCAAAGTATGTTAATCTGCACGCACCCAAATTCTCATCCGAGTTGCGTAATGAAGCGGTCTCCAAGACCATTTTGCTCGAAGAGCTCACTGCTAAACAGTACAAAAGACTTCTGCATGTCGGAGATGGGATGGTTACTGATTATATGGAAAAGCTTGAAAACTCTAAGACTAGAATGCTTTTAGCTTGTTCTTTCGATGATTGGTTAGCGCAGAACACAGTCGTCGGCCCTTACGAAGCTCGTTTCTTTGCTGGAGATGACACTTACACCATCCAGTTATCAGGGATTGAAGACTTCTCTCGCATGTGCCAACGCGTTCACCATTGCGTGTCAGAGTCTTTTCTCAACCTCGATGCTGATTATGCTGACTTTAACATTTTACACTCAGTTGAGTATCTGTCGGGTTTGTGGCATGCTCTGGGAGCATCATTGCAGCCACATTTGAAAGTAGATAGTGATTGGAATCTCAGTGATGTGTGTGAGAAGTTGGCTAAACAAGTGAATTCTATGCGTGTTTACGTCCGGAATGTTAAGCCCACTGAATCGCAATTGCGAGATTGTCCAACTTTGCGTCAGGGTTATGTAGACACGTTGTACGGTCTCTGGACTGGGTGGCGGGTCACCACTCTTTTCAACAACATCCTGAATAAGGCATACCTCGCTGGCGCAGTCCAGTCCACATTCAAAGGATTGGGTCCCTTATTATCGGTCGAAAGATCTGGCGATGACATGCATCAGCAAGTCACATCGGAGTACGATGGTTTGCGAGTTTTGACTGCTCTCTCAGATATGGGGTTTGAGTTAAACAGTAACAAACAGATTCTCAGCAAAGATCGCGCTGAGTACTTGCGTTTGCACTACTCGCCTAAGGGCGTGGTTGGGTCGTACTGTCGGACTATTTGTTCTATCACGTCAGGCGACTTGCAGTCCGCGCCTATTCGCGGAGGAAGAAGTGCGGTTGATGGGTGTCGCAGTGCCCTACAACCTTTATTTGTCAGATCGGGTGATCATGAGATACGTTGGGCGTCGGAGGTTTATCGCTACTGGGCTACTATTCCGGTTATAACGGAGGAGGAGTTGACTAACGGTGACTCATTAACACGCTGGACTCGTGTTCCTGATCAGATCATCTTCTCGTCCGTTAGCACCGGTGGTTGGGGTTGTTATGGACCTAATTGTCCTTGGTTCGCGACCGCATCTCGGCTGTCAGGGCCAGCTCCCCAAAA